ACCGCCGTGGGGGACAATGATCCTCCCACCACGCTGCCGCACACCGCTTGGCTCAGGCAGAACTACCCCAACCCCTTCAATCCGTCCACAGAAATCGCTTATACCCTATCTTCAGCAGGACAGGTTTCAATATTGATATTCGATGTCCTGGGAAAACAAGTGGTCACATTAGTCAATGAAAGAGAAGAAGTTGGGGAACACAAGGTGCAGTGGAATGCTGAACGATACCCAAGTGGTATCTACTTCTACCGACTAGTAACAGACGATTTCAAAAAAACGAGGAAGATGGTTCTTATAAGGTAGTTCGAGTATTATTAAGGTAGGCATATTCGAGGGTTTTGTAGTAACGGGTTGCAACTTGAAGAAAGTTCGGACCCCCGCTACTCTGGGTAGTTGCAACATCTGCAGCTACCCTTTCTTTTTGTAGTAACTCGTCCAATTCCGGGGTTACGGCTGGGAGCCTCCGGACATGGAATCTGACCACGTTATTGTCCCTGTCCACGTCGATTTTTGAGATCATCTTCTTCATGAGGATTTTCTTCTCCTCCATTGGGGCCCGTTCAATCTCGGTCTCAAAGTTCTCGATGTACTCCATCACTCTCCTTTTAATTACCCCAGGATCAATTGTGGAGGGCTCTTGTGTTTCAAGGGCGACCAACCGGCGTTTCAGTGCATGCTGATCCCGTTCCAGCTCCTCTATCCGCTCTCCGAGTCGTTCGACGGCTGTACCGCCTTCGATAGCCGTCATGAGATTCTGGATCTTCTCATTGTTCTGGACAATGGCCCGTTTGATTGCCTCTACCTCATTTGCCTTCTCCTTTGGTGCCCCCTCCATTAATGATTGAACCATCTGGTTGATTTGTTCAATGATATTGGGATCTGAGATGGTCTCCTTAACTGCCTTGATCGCGAAGTCCTCTAGGAGTTCCTTCCGTATCCCGAGATGGGAGCACACACGTTTGTTCTGCCATCCTCCATCGACATACCTTGGATAGGGCTTCCCTCTCGCCTTGGACGACATCCCCTGGAACGCAAAACCGCATCTGCTGCAACGGATCAGGCCTGTCAGGAGGTATGGGCTTCGGTGGGTGTACCGGTTGGACCTGATTTTTGGTTCGCCTTTTCGGATCGAGTTTGCCTGCTCCCACACCTCTTTAGTAACGATCGCCGGATGGGCATTTTCGGTGATGGTCCACTCTGATTTCGGGTTCACCCAGTGGGGGTAGGAGTGGGAGCGACCGTTCGACCTGTTCCTCTGTCTGGCGATGATCTTACTCATCGAGTTGCGGTTATAGACCCTTGCACCGTAGTAGGCGTGATTCTCGATGATTGTTTTAATGGTGACGTGACTCCACTTCTGATCCTTGGATTTCCATCTCCCTCGTTTAGGGCAGGGGACGCGTTTGGTATTCAGGGACTGGGCGATGAGAAGATAGGCCAGCCCCTTCGCCCGCTCGGCAAAGATAAACCGGACGGTATCGATTTCAAGCTCGTCCCCCAACCCCCATTTGACCTTCTCCTGTCCGCTGGTACACCACTCACCCGGTTGAAGCGTACGCTCATTGCCGGTTTTGGTATTGATCGCAATCCTGACATACCCATAGGGGGCTGTTCCACCGTTGGAGTATTCAGCGTTGTTGAGGGCTCCGCGTAGGGTCACCTCGGAGAGCTTCTTGCTATACATCGATGCCTGAACCCCCTCGAATGCCGATAGCATGGGGGCAAAGTCGTTTGACTGATCAACCGAGGTCTTCACTAATTGGACATCAACCCCCCTGTTGCGGAAATAGAACCGCCAGTAGGTATTTTCCTCAGCATCGATGGCTCTGCCCCAACGGGATTCGTCATAGCAAATGACGGTTGCAAAGGGTGGGGATTGATCGATCATGCCCTTGAGTCGCATAAACTCGGGACGTCGCTCGAAGGTGGTTCCCGATTTTCCTTTATCGAGGAACCAGTCCAGTATCGTAAGCCCCTTCCCGGCGGCGTACTCCTGGATCGCTCTTTTCTGTTGATCTGGACTATCCTCCTGGTTCTCTGTTGAACAGCGGAGGTAGCCGACAGCACATTTTTCGGGGGAGGGAAGATGTTTCACAGCGTTCATGATATGCTCCGTTTTATGTGGGCCAGATGATACAAGACCACCCACTAAGACCCAAACGGATTCAGTCCTTTCCTGTGCCTAAAAGTTGTTTAACCCATCGGAAAACCAATGATTATTTAAGCCAATTTTTCAGGTCCATCCCTGTGCTGGCCATCCACCGGTTTCTGTAGCGGATTTTCCTGTGTCTAGCCGGGAATTGCACTTCGTTATCACCATCAGCCCGAGTCCCAAGTGTTTCGACTCGTTTCATGAAGTTTCGTTGAAATGCCTCCATGTTCACATTCAAGAGGATGTAGGCGGCTATTGCATATACCATCGCGTCCAACACGTCGTTGCGGGCACGGGTCTTCATCCATACCTTGTGGGGGAAGCCCTTGGTGAACTTCGTTACCTGACGCTCCGCAGTGAGTTGTTTGAAAAACTCCGTATCACAGTTCTCGTTGAAATGGATATATCCCGGCCCCGGTTCGTCTGTATTGAGACGTGCGAAGAGGAGTTCTTTGGCGGTATCTACACCAATCGGGAACACCTTCACACGGAGTTTATTGGCAATGGTGGGCCGTCCCACAATTGGCCTCCCGGTCCCTGCATATCCCTTGATGGGGTAGATACGCCTCCCCATCCTCGGTTTGGCATACCCGTAGACGTTTTGGGTGAAGTGTCCACCACTATCGATACAGGCACTGACGATCCTCAGTGTAGGGCCAAGGGCGTGTTTCCAGCGTTGTTGAAGGAACCCGTCCACGAGTGCCCAGACATCAATTTTCGACGGTGAACCGTAGAATACCTGGTAATCGATGACCCACGATTCTTCCTTCTCTCCCCAACCAACAACAATAGCCTCTATCCGGTCATCCTGGACGTCAATACCTGCGGTCAGGAGATACGCTCCCTCTGGTACCCCCTCGTAGGTTTCCACCCTACTGGCCAACACATCATCGGGAATCGAATAACTCTCGTCATCCTCCCACGATTCCCCCAAGGTGGTGTTGATCCAGACTTTGAGCGTCTCGGGGCGTTTCTTGGCTTCGTAAAAACTCTCGACGATATGTTCCCAGCTTGACCACGGGGAGTAGAGTTCATTCAGGTGGAACCCCCGGTGGTGGACTCTTTCCGGGTGTTCACTGATCCATACCCCCTGGGAGATCATCTGATTTTTGTCCTCTTCATGGAGTTCTGCCTGACAGCTCTCACACTCATAGCGGATGTTTGTGACACCGTTTCCGTCTGGGGTTTTATCCCATTTCATCGAGGCCCATTTAAGGGTCTGCTGGTGCTGACAAATGGGACAGGGAACATAGAACCGCCTCTGGTCAGATTCTTCCCACAGTGATTCGATCCGTGAAACCCCCTTGACCGTCGGTGTGCTTGTGTGGAAGATCTTCCTATTCCAGAAGGTCTGAGCCCGCTTGGTGCCGAGTTTGACCGGATCTCCCTCTGTCCCGGCCGATGGGGGGAAGCGGTCCACCTCATCGAAGAGCACAACCTTCACCGGACGGCTGGCAAGTGATGCTGGACTATTGGCTCCGGCAATTGTAATGTGCCCTCCCGGGAATGTCTTATGAAGGATGGTATTGCCGGAGTCCTTGGCCTTGGCGTCTGTGACTTTACCCCTCAGCGAGGGGGTATCCCGGATCATGGGTGCAAAGCGGTCCTTGCTCCATGCTGTACCCATCTCCAGCGTGGGGAGGATCAGCAATGTGGGAGCTGGATCGTGTTCGACGTAATACCCGATAATATTATTCAGCATCTCCGTTTTGCCCACCTGGCTACTGGTCATAATCGTGACCGCTTCCACCAACGGGTCATTACAGGCGTCCATAATTCCTCTCTGGTACTCCGCCCGTGCCGTTCGCCACCGGCCCGGCTCTGCACTACTTTCTGAGCTCAGCCTTCGGTTTTCGTCGGCCCACTGGCTGACGGTGAATTTCGGAGGGGGACGGAAGGAGCGCATCACCTTCCGGAACATCGTCCTCTCCGCCCGGTTCTTCAAGCGTCGCGTGTTCGAGTTCTGTGAGGACTTCGTAGATGGCATTTTCTAAAAGCTCCTTTGCCTCGGGGATGGATTTTGTCCCGACAAGTTGTGGTGCCACTCTCGTCGGGATGCCGAGGAGTTTTTGGCGGGTTGTGGTGACGATGCTGGACCAGATCTTTTCAGCGGTCTTCCGGGTGATCACCTCACCGCGAGAGGTGGCAAGTTCAATCTCAACCAAATCGGCCTGATACTTCGTGAGCCGTGTGCGTTCATCGGTGAGGGTGAGTTCACCGCTTCCTGCTGCCAATTTCTTGAGGTACTCGACATACCCATGGACGCAACCGATGGCATCGTATTGTCCACTCACCGGACGGGGGAGGATACCATCCTTGACCAGTTGGTGTACCCTCCTGGTGGAGAGTTTCAGCAGGGTGGCAATCGCGCTCACCGGGTACAGTTGGGCCATTACTCCACCCCCCGCCTTGAAGAAGATTCGAGCGCATCGGTCGGTGCTGCCCCGCCCTTTTCAGACTGGAGGTCTGACGTGTCCGCTGGTTTCACTTGATGCGCATGTTTTGGATAGGGTTTCCTGTCGGGTGCATACTTGCGTTGTAACTCAGAATCGAAGATCCAGAGGTATTTGTGCTTCCCGGTAGTCGATTCCTGTGTGGCGTTCGGATCGATGTGGGCTTTGAGCCACTTTAAGCTCTGCACCCACCCCTTCGCCCCGACACTGCGTGGGTGCATCCGTTTTCCCCGTACTACAAATGCCACCTTGATCCCCTCCTGGATAGGCCCAACGTAGAGCCAGTTTGAGGCTTGGTAGACCACCCCCAGATGATCCTGTTCGGTGTCGGCATAGCTCACCACAACCTTCAATCCTGGGCTTTGGCGTTTGAGCATCTTCAGCGATATGCCGATAATCCGTGACACTGGAGTTTCATGCTCCCTCAAGGCGATTCTCGTTAACTCGCATACCTCGGTCTGGGGGAGGCCGAAGGATTTTGCAAGGTTTCTATTGGCCCCGTAGCTATAAATGACAGCCCCCTTAAATGCTTCATCCTCCCAGACGCCGATCTTGACTAATTTCCCTGCCGGTAGCACCTTGGAGTAGTGCCAGTGGGTCACCGCATACTGCGCCGCTTCATGTGTACACCAGTCAAGGCGTAAATTCATGGCCGCACTCAGGGCATTTGACCGGATTTTTCACATCCAGCCGGGGTTGATCATCCCCTGTCGTCGGGGAAAAATCGGGGATGTCTAACCCTAACTCCTCGAGTTCTGGTTGGTCAAATCCCCATCCCAGGAGGTCATTCAGATCGAAGTTCTCCCGCAGGATGTCGATATCCCATTCACCCGTATTCTTGTTGCTTCGGATATTGTATTCCTTCACCTCCGCAGCGGTAAGCATCCGGTTCGGGACTCGCACGTCGATTGTCTCATCTCCCCGGCCCAAGGCCACGAGGATTTTCAACCTCTGGTGACCGGCCAGGACCGTGTTGTCGAGGTTGATCGCCGGGATCTCGACCAGGTTGAACTTCACCAGGGATGTTTCAAGGTCGCTACGCTGCTTCTCCGATAACTGTCGTGGGTTACCGGGAAAAGACACGAGTGATTTGACGTTTCGCTCCTCCGTGTGCCAAACCAATGGTTCCAGTTTATTTTTAGTCATTTTCTCTCCGACGGAAATGCCGACCTAAGGGTACAATCAATATGTAGGCCGTTCTTGCGGTTCACAGACCCCCACTCCCAACCTTGGGGAAGGACCCCGCCATATTGTCTTACTGATCATCCATCTTGTCAGAATATTGATCCATTATCACATCATATATATAGTGTTCAGGGGTGGGGGGTAGATGTCCTCAATGACCCCGCTACAACACACAACACCCCGCTACTACACGCAACATGCAACAAGAGATTTACCCCCCAAGGCGATACACTATATTGCAAACATTCAAAATCCACCATGGTAATTGTCATTAAAGCGTAACTGTAACCTTTCTGTAACCCGATCTGTAACCGATATATTCATTCATACGATCTCTATTGTCCGATCTTCATTCCCGGTTACACAGTTACACTTTGATCGGGGGGGTGTCCATCGGGACCATACTGTTCGGCTTTGGCTTTGATGTATGGTTGTGATAGCTATGGCATACCCCCCGGGGGCATCTGTAACTCTGTAACCATTAGTATGATTTTCATTAAAACGGAGCAGAATCATGGTTTCCGTCGGTTACACTATTTTCGCCGGTAACGTTACCGTCTGTTCCCTGATCCACCAGATACCGCTGGGTTAACTCCTCAAGATCCCCCGTATCGATGGCATACTGGCGTTGTGACTTCCCAAGGACTTTACAGGTCTTTGAACGTATGTGGATTCTCCGTAGTTGCCTGCTGAGTTGACCCTTGCTCGTTAGCCAGGCATACTCCTCCTGTTCTTTGAAATACTCGTATACTCGGGCGGTGTCATAGTAGTGGATGGCTCCGTCTTCACTGTCGGGATTTTCCTCAGATCGGAACTGATTGAAGACGTGTAATAGTTTAGCCGTATCGTTGTCCATGGCGTCATCCTTGAGACGATCTTGGTGGCATTTTCGTGAATATGTAAGCATGGCCATTGTGAGAGGGTTGAGGTCCTCATCTCCATATTCATCGAGTA